CAGGCAACCATCTAGAATATCTAGACAGATGTATAAAACTTTGATATTCGGTTGGTAAATAGTTATTCATCCTTGTACTCCATTTCTAAAATCATTTCTGCGTAGTGTATTACTTTCTCTATATCTTTCCTTCCCTCTCCTTTTCTTCTGTGTCTTGTAACATATTTTATAATATTACCTTCAAGAAAAGTTAAATCATTGCCTACAATATATTCAACCGGTTGTATCTTACAATCTTTGTAATGACTACCACCTACTTGTTTTAGTGTAGCTTTCAATGCTTGTTTCTTTAAATCTGTTTTTATAAAACCTTTGTCTTTTATAGTTTCTTTAATGGCTTCATCCATCATACCCATGTTTGCTTGCTCCTCATAATTTATCATATCTTGATATAGTTTATCAAAATGTTGTTCATATGTCAAATCTTTTTTTGTTTTCATCTTCGCCTCTTAAAACGTTTCTTATTCTTTTTCTTAAAAAATCTTTATTACTTGCATTCATAACCTTGTACGCAAATGACCTAGCTTTATTTGGCTGCACCCCTGCCATTTGACAAACTGAATGAAAGTTCTTACACGTTACTCCAACACTTGTAAAAAACCAAGACTCTGCTCTAGATTTATTTACTTTATCTTGTGGAGTAATAACATTCTTTGATACATCTAGTAATGCCTGAAGTATTACAGACAAAAATAGTTTTCTTTCAGAGCTCTGTGGTTCTGAATAAAAAATATTTTCTATCTGTATTATATCAGGTTCGTCTTTCATTAAACTTCTTCTACTTTAATTATATCTTTACACCTTAATATTCTAACTTTTTTACCTCCTTGCATCTTCCAACCTTTTTTTAAATGAAAGAGTTGTGCCCAGTCATATTTATTACTATCCATTGCCCATCTAGCTAAATTAGGAACAATTATGTAACTACCATCTTCAAAAGTTAATTTATGAGGGCCAAGTGCACTAGAGCTTTTTTCTCCTAAAAATTTTTGTCTAAGTTTTTCTTGTACTTCCTTGTTTCCATGATTATTTTCAAGCATTTTTTTTCTAAAATCTTTTTGTGCCCATCTTTCTTTTGCTAATTTACTTTTTCTATTTTGTACTTTTTTATTATCGTAATTAGATTTACGCATCATTTTATTATATTCTGGGTCATTATAATCTGCAGCAAAATCACCACCAATATTAATATTGTAGTACCTACCCCAACATTTTTCTTTTCTATTTAATAGAAGTTTAGTTTCTAATTCATACATGTCCTCATCTATACCCCAAGCAATAATTCTTCTTCTCACTCCTTTTGGTACGCTATGACTTTTAAATTGTTGCCACTTCCTAGAGGAATGAGTATAACCATCATCAGGTGTTCCTTTATGTTTACCTAAATAAAACATTTTACTTCTTGAGTCATACCAAAGATAAACAAAAGATTCTTTGTTCACTTTACTTCTTCTACATTCGGCTCTTTCTCAATGTGTGTGAGATATCTTTGCCCAGTTGAATACTTAAAAACACGAAGTCCTTTACCATCATTAGCATCACTCCAACAATCATGCTTATAATTGCAATAAACACAACCAGTATCGAGCCTATAGTTACCAGACTTTCCATCAGGAATTGCTTGATAACATTTGTCTGGTGGTACATCTGACTTAACAACTTTTTTAATCTTGCGTATTCTATCTTTTGCATTTATCATCTCCAATGAATGTACTCTTGTATAACATAGCTCACCTGTAGATTTATTAATAACTAAGAACCCAGCCTCTTCTACACCATTTCCTTCGGCATATGCAGATATCTGTGGTATGTAACCAAATGGGTCATCTTTTAACAAGTTATTATTTTTAAACTTATTGTAACCTCTACCAGAAGCACTCTTACAATCTACTAAAACTCCATCAATAAAACAATCTTGATGTCCTTTGACTCCCTCTACTACAACTTGTTTTTGTTGTTGTGTTACCTTATGGCCAGATATTGAAGCCATCATAATTAATAGCTCTTCTAATATGTAGCCATAAAGAAATTTAATTCTAGTGCTAGGTGCTAAAGGTTTATTATGTGGCTTTTTAAAATCATACCACAACTGCCTATCAGGTCTACCTATTGTTGATAATCGTAACCTAGGTTTATCTTGCGGCATTTGTTTTAAGAAATCTTTTACATGTATCTTAACAGTTTTAGCGAATGTGTCTATACATTTATCTACTTCTTTTTCAGTAAGTGCCTCATTCTTTTTTTCGAATAAATTATATATGTCTTCTACTAATGTATCTATTTTTTTCATAGTGTTTCGTGAGAGCTCTGCGTGTGTAAGACAAAGCTCTCACTATTCCTTATTAAGAGGCAAAAGGAATTTTTTCATCACCTGATTTATCAGATGAATAACCATCAGGGACAACATCAAAGTCATCCTCTTTATTGTAAGGTATGAGCTCAACAACCTGAACTTTTTTAAGGTCTGCTGACCTACCTGTTCCAAAAGTATTCTTCCAAGTATACGGCTGATATAAAACATTTACTTTAGAACCATTTGCAACTAAGTCTTTCATAGGTTTTTTTTGTGCATCAACTACTTCAGGTTTATCATTATCCACTGTAATCTTTGGGCCATTAGGCTCATCTGGATTTTCAAGAACTTTCTTTGTAGTTTTCCTTTCAATAGTAACAAAGTCACCTTTCTCGTCACCTTTATTTTTAACAGTTAAACCATCTTTTTCTGCGATAGCTTTGTTTTCAGCATCAAGGTTACCCACATTTATACTCCATCTGTGAGGTTCAAACTTTGTGTTAGGGCTTTGTATGCTAGCCCAATAAGCAGTTCCACTAATTACACTCATGCGTGTATTCTCCTTTTTTGGTTAATAAAATTATATTATATCATAGTTTATTATTTACTGTCAACACTTTTTTTAATTATAGTTTGAGAAAAAAGATTCTGTATATTTATTAAATACATTTTAGATGCATTGTGGTCTCCACCAGATACACTCCTAACTTGATTAGAATTAATAGATGCATTAATAATTTTCTTTAACATCTTAGTTTCAAATACTAATGTGCCAAACACTTCATCTCCTACACATAAATTATGAAACCAGTAATCTGAATCAGTGGCATTGATACCACTAGGTTTTCCATAGCTTTCATATTCGATAGCTATGTTACCTGTCTTTAACCACATACCTCTTTCAGATTTTACTTCTATCTTTTTATCTTGTAGCATATCGGCCACAATTTTTTCTCTTACCTGACCATATTGTAAATCTATGTCAAACTTTTTTCTATCTTCTGTCTTTGGCTCTAATGAGTTTCTGCCCATGTTGTACCTACCTTGTAATCGTTATCTAAAGGACATCTTAATTTTAATAAGTTCTCCGTTTCTTTTATAGCTATCTTTGTAATACTACAAAACTCTCCTACATCTCTGTTGGCCACTTCAAACTGGTATTCATCATGCACAGAGGCTACAAGTTTTACATCTAACTTTTTATTATATACTCTGTGAATAATACGTAGTAACCAATGCTTACAAATAATAGCACCAGCTCCTTGTAGTAAAGTGTTTAATGCTGAATGTGGGCTGCGAACTTTTAAGTATCTACCATCAATAGCTTTTATTCTTCCTTTGAAGCCAGCATTTTCTACCTGACTTCGTAGTCTTTTTAGTGAAGGTAAGTTAGACAAGAACCTATTAATTAAAATGTTACCTTGTTGCTTTCCAGCTCCTACTATCTTACCTATCTTTTCTGCACCAGCACCATAAAGAAAAGCATAGATAAATGTTTTTGCTTGGTCTCTATCTTTTATACCGGCCAACTCCATATTCTTTGTATGTATGTCTCCATTCAATATCTCATCTGTATAATTTGTATCGTTAAGATAATGTGCAAGACAACGTAACTCCAAACCACTAGCATCAGTTCCTACTAATTTATATTTAGTAGTGTCTGATACAGTCCAGAGACTTCTACATTCTTTTCCATATGGTGAATATGTGGCCGGAACTTGTGCCATGTTTGGTGAGTTATGTGCCATGCGACCTGTAATAGTACGAAGTGTCATAACCCTACCATGTACTTTATTACTGTCATCACATGCCTCTATCCAGGATTCTACCATTACTGCTCTCTTCTGCAATAAAAAATATTTAGCAAATCTTTCTGCAGTTAGTTTCAACTCCGGCTCTTTGATTGTTTTCAAAACAGTTTCATTGACTATTATATTTTCTTTATCAGTAAACTGTTTAGGTTTCCAACCTCTCTTCATCAGCCTATCTGCTATCTGCTGACGAGAACCTATGTTAAATGGTATCTCCTTTGTCTTCGTCTTCATCTCCACAATCGTAGGTTCAAACTCCTCCAACGACCATTGTTCTAAATCATAGATATCATCTTTTAATCTTGCTAATAATTCTTGTGCTTTCTGTATATTAAAAGCAAAACCATTCTTTTCTTGTTGGTCTACAATCAATCTAATATCATGCTCCAAGTCTATAGATTCCTTTGAGAAACCTTTGCTTTCTTTTAATAACTCTTTGTAAACAGCGTGTGTAATCTCTACGTCTTGTTTACAATAGTCTAGCATAGCTTGATTATACTTTGAAAAGTTTACTCCTTCACCACCTTTAAGCATGTTTAATTTTTCTCCCCATGCTTTCAGGCTATGACCTTTTTCTCTGATAGGATTAAACAACTGAGATAGTATTAAAGTATCTATAATATTACCTGGTGATATCTCTGCATCTAATAATCTATTTAGCACCGGTGCATCAAACGATAAACCATTGTGCATAATAAATTTATCTACACCTTTGGCCCAGTTTTTAAAACCATACATATTACCTGAGTCCCATACAGTAATAACATTAGTATCTATATCTTTTACTACAATGCAATGTATTTTAGAAGGATTAAATCCATCTGTTTCAATATCAAGTATTACGTTCATTCTTCTCTGACCATTCTTTATAACCTTCTATCCAAAGTTGTTTATCTTCTTCTTCTCCTTTATGTCCCCAATAAACTAAATGAAAAGCTCCACAGTTAGGACAAGATAGATTCGTAACTATAGCATGCTCCTCATCATCTTCACAGTCGTGGTCACCACCCCATATTAATTCTGTTCCACAATTATAACACTTCATTTTATTCTACTCTCTCTATAAGAACTCTTACATTTGGACTATACCAATTATAAGTTTCTTTCAGCCAAGCACGTTTCTCTCGTGCCTCTTCCAGTGTGTATGTGCCCTCTAGCTCTACTGTTCGTTTTACTTCAGGACTTTTATCTTTGTATATTAATTTAAATAACATTTACATTACTCCTTGTGCTTGATTAAATTCATCCTCGAAAGGATTATCTATTTGTGACATTCTACCAGATTTTTTATCATAATGCAAGTACGTACATACTCCTGTCTCTCCAGTGTATCTATTTTTAAGAATACGAACAGTCGTTGTGTTTGCAGTTACCTCATCATCAGCTTGTTGATTTCTTTCCAAAGCAATAATACAATCAGATAAATGTGCAATGCTAGCACTACCTCTTAGATGAGATAGAGTAACTTCTTTTCCATTCTCGTGACCCATATCACCTGAAGGCCTACGAAGATGTGATACTAATAATAAACCAACTCCAGTTTCCTCAACTAAAGAACGCAACTTAGTCATAAGTATATCAATAGATTTTCTTTCATCTCCTTCTTCTTGGCCACTAACTAAGATAGATAGGTGGTCAATAAAAACCCATTTACAATCCATACTTGATATCATAAATCTAACTGTGGCTAGTATCTCATCATTTCCTAAAGAACCAAAATGGTCAAACACTATAAATCTACCTTTACCTTTTTCTAATCCTATAGTATCTTCTTGCCATTTCAATAATTGTTCTTGAGAAAATTTTTCTCTTATTTCTTTTATGTATAATCTTTGATTAGCCTCCACTGACATAATGTTAAACGCAGTGTTCCTTGTGCTTTCTTCTAAGGCTAGCACTCCTACTTTATCTTTTGAGTTTTTAAAAATGTGATGCATTAACTCTCTCATCACAGATGACTTACCCATACCGGCACCAGAGGTAAACGTAACCAACTCCCCTGTCCTCATGCCATAAGTTTTATCATTCATTTTACTCCAAGGATAAGGTATTGTTTCACAATACTCCTCATCCCATAACGATAAACCTAAATCAGATAAGTTTATAATACCAGCCGGTGTATATGGTTTAGCATTCCACCACTCATTTACAAATTCATTTGACTTACCCATCTTATGATATTCATTTGGGTCTTTGTATTCTAAATTTACAATCTTACATTTGTTAGGCTCAAACAATCTAGCAACTTTTTGTGAGGCCTCAATACCAGGTTTATCATTATCGAAACATATAACTACATTTTCAAAACTATTTAAGTATCTTAAATGTTGTTTACAATTTTGTACTGCACTTTGAACTCCATTCTTAATTGATACTACTGCCCACTTACTGCCCAACATTTCGTAAGTAGACATGGCATCTATCTCACCTTCAGTGATAGTAATATACTTACCACCTGACTTAAATAAATTTTGGCCAAACAGTAAGGCATCTCCTATGTCACCTTGTGACCATATTTTTTTACCTTCAACCTGACGAATCTTCGTGGCCACATGGCTACTATCAGCATTAAAATATTCATAGTAATGATGACTAACTATCGAGCCATTAGTTTTTATTTTTGTCTTATATTTTTTAGCTGTTCTTTCTGATATTCTTCTATCAGGTATAGCTTTATACTCACCACTTACACTGGTGTTTTCTTGTATGTTAATTACTTTGCTCTCCATTTTTGCCTCTCCTATATTATTAAATCTTTTGTTACAAGAGAAGCAGAAGGCATGCCCATCAGCATGAATATTATATCCTCTACTTGATTCACCACAAGGGCATTCTCCTCTGCTTATCCACTTGCTTTCCATTACATCATACCTACTGCATTAGTTAAACCTATGACAGTGTATATGACTGTGTACCATAATAAAAATTCTACCAATTTATATTCCTTTCTTTTATTTATTTATTTAAAAGTATAATAAAACATCATAATTAAAACATATAAAATCCATAAAGAAGTTAATAAAATAAATATATTAATTATTATATTAATTATTATATTAAAATAATTATATATTATACCTATGTATTTTTTTATGTCAATCAAAATCTTCTAGCTTTGCTTTATAAACTTTCTCTGCTGAAAAAATATCAAGATTTATGCTATTTTTACAATCGTTTTCTGCATATCTCTTGGCCTCTTCATTAGAGCAACCCTCTCTCTTGTACTCCTTAAATAATTTTCGATACATTCTCTTTGCATCTTTATCCCAAAGATTACTCATATTCAACTCCTAATAATTATAAATTAAAAAAAATAAACTAATTAACAATAGAGCCGGAAAGATGTTATTAACCCACAAGTTTTTAGGCTTTGTTGTTTTCTTAAACCATTTACCGGTGGCCTTTAATCTTCTTTCTCTTGCTCTATCCATCTTTTAAATGTTCCGCATCAGGCATTTCAGCATCTCCTAACCATACTCCATCTGAAGAATTAGTTACTTGTTCTCCATTATCTTTTTCAATTCCTAATGCTCTTCTTAATTTATAATTCTCTTCGTTTAATTGTTTAATTCTTGCGTAAGAGTTTCTTAATTGTTCTTGTAAATCTCTTACATTTTTTTCTAACATTTGTATTACTACTGGGTCGTACATTTTGCCTCCTATCTAGCTAAAATATATGCTATTAAAACTATAAACATTCCTAAAACTATACCTCCTAAAAGGTAATATAACATAAACACTTCACACATTAATTTATACCTTCTATTGTTACACCTTGTTCAAGAGCAATGCTCACATTAACTCCCCAAGATTTTAAAGTATCCATTGCCTCTTCTTTTGTTTCAAATTTTAATAGCTTGTTATCATCATCAACCAACTGGTCGACTGGAAAGTGTTCAGTCCAAGGACAATCTCTTAAAAATTTATTGGACTTAAATAAATGGTGTGATATCACATACATTTTTATCTCTCTTTCTGTTATACTTCTTTTTGCTTTTGACAATCCTCTGCCTATATCTTGTGTCAAGTAAATTTTTTGCCACAATATTTGGTATTCTTACTATAGGTTTTATTTTTGTCATACAAGTATCTACGTTCATTATATCATATATAGTTATACTTTGCAATACTAATCCTCTTTATCTTTTTCGTCTTTGTTTTCTAATTTATCTAGTAACTTTCTACCTTGCACTATTGCTCTTTTTTCTGCAAAGGATATTACTTTTTTATCTCCTGATATTGCTCCTATTTTCGGCAGCTCCGGTTTATCCACGAGCTTTATATCCGGTTTAAATGATATCTCTTCTCCAAAGAAGTAATCCTCTAGTTCATGAAATCCTCCTATGTGTAGAAAGATTTGTGGCACAGTTTTATGGCCGGCATTTTTAAATCTTCTAACCTTCTCTGCTGTATCTAATACTCTCTCTTCGTATACTTCCTCCATATCATCTAGCAATGACTTGGCCTCTGCACAATATACGCAGTTCTTTTGTGTGTATATAATATATTTAATCATCTTTATACCTCATAATTTAATATTAATTCTTCATCTTTTTTTATCTTCCTAGAAGTAAACACATTGTAAACTATATAGTTATCCCATTCTTGTGTTACTTCTAAATAACAGTTAGGGTCATCTCCATGATTCAAAAATCCTCCTAGTGGTGTTCTAATATAATCTTGTATCATAGGTACTTTAATATGTGTACTCCCTAAATCTACCTCTGCATCTAAATCTTGTGATGCAAATATGCCATGCCCTTCTATATCGCTTTCGTGTATATATACTTCTTCAGGCAAAGGTTTATAATAAAATCTATTGTATCTAACTTTCATCTTCATTCTCCTCTATATGTAATCCATAGTTATCTTCTAGTTCTACTCTGGTTGCCTTTTTTCCTATGGCTTTTATTAAAAACTTTTCAGCATCATTAACAGTATTAAAAAGAATAACATCTTTTTTATCATCTACTGCAAACTCTTTACCATTTAATCCAATACCCTCTGGGTGTCTGTATATTCTATACTGCATCTTCATTCTCCTCTATACTGGTTACATAAAACTCTTCACCAGTAGGAATAAATAATCTTTCTGATTCATACTGGTCTCCTCTTTTTTCTGCGGTCTTCCTATCTCTAGCATTAATCTCTTTGCGATAGTAATAAACTTTCTTAGCATATAATGTAAACTTAGGCATGTCTATCTTCCTCGCTATACATTCCAAAATTTGCTATGAAGTTACAAAAATCATCTAGTATTTCTATAAACATATCTTGGCCTTCTTCAGTATAACTTATATTTCCTTCGCTATCTTCTTGAATATATTTATTGTAATCATCTCCTAACTTTGCTTTCATAACCTTGTCTGCCATATCAGAAGTATATTCATTGTATACTTCTATACTAAAATAAGTATTTTTATTTAGCATAGCTATCTCTTGATTCAAACCTAACAAACTTCAACACAATCCTATCATCATCATCTCTTACAGTCATATTAAAGTGTTCCCATACTTCATTCATCTCATCTCCATAGATATAAATTAATTTATCTTTAGGTTTCTTTTTTATTTTAATTGTTTTCTTTGACATTTCTTTTCTCCTTTTTCCATTTTGTAAAGTCATTTAATTCCTGAAAGTGTGTTACTAACATATCAAGTGACTGACACGCACCTCTATATTCTGCTGTGCTATGGCTATCATTACCTTCATACCATTCTGACTTAATATCTTTTACTGCATTCTTTAATCTTTGTAAAGTTATGTTCATAGGTTTTTCTCCTTTATATATCCTAATGAGTTTCCTAAATAAATACTTCCTGATGTTGATGAATAGGAATAATACTTATCAGTTTTTTTATCAACATACACAATAGTATTTCTATGTTTCTTTTTTAATTCCATATCACAACCTAGCATTCTCCATAGGCCTTGATGTAACTCCCAATGTTCTTGTGGTGTTAAATTGTTAATCATCTATCTTACCTCCTAAATAAAAACTGCCGAATCCTAGCACTATCATAACTGCTCCAAAGAATAAACTGCTATCATCAGTCGTGCTTGCTAGTACACTAACACCGGATATAAATAATACACCGGCCAAGAAATAAAAACAATAATTCATTTCTTTAACTCCTCTTTAAACATTTTTGATAACCTAGTAAAAGGTATTTCTTTTACATTATTTATGTCAGTATCGTTAAGACTAATACCAAACTCTTCAAAAAAACCTTGCTTTAATTGTTCAATATACTCTTTCATATTTTTTGCATCAAGCATATTGCCTTCCCAAGTTACAGTTATTGTTGACGTATACCTTTTACTCATTTTTTTAACTCCTTCCTTGCCATATCAATTAATCTTAGTAACTTAAATAAATCTTTATTTAAATCATAGTCTTCTGTGTTTAACTGATACTCCTCCGTCTGCATCTCCTCTACCTTCTCCTCTATATCATCTAATATAGATATCAGTTTATTCTTAACAGTTTGTTCTGGTCTTAACTTCATTTTATTACTCCTTATATTATATACTAATCTATCTTTTAAACTTAATGACACTACGCACTTTCCTTCTCTAGGTCTGCTTGTTGTTGCCAATAGCGGTCTTCTTCTTCTATCTCTTGTATTTC